TAGACGTAAATGGGAATATTGTACAGCAAGACGGTGACGGGGGCGACACGGCTCAAAGAACGGGCTTCGTAGAAACGGGGCTCAGGCTCAGAGACCACCTGGGGATTAGCAACGATTCATTTCTAAACTCAACTCCTTGGCGCTTTGAGAAACAATGGCCGACACTTATCGTAGGTGGAAGTCATTTGATCAGAAATCCTATCAGTTATAATAATCCAAACGATACGTCACGCGATCAAACGACACCAATGATTTCGGCCTTCGGTTTAAATCAGGATTTTGGTTTAGTTAGAGGTATAATGCCTAAAGGGTTTTTTCACAAATATCCGAACGCTGATATCGCAAGCCCAGGTGACATGGCTCACATTGACAGGGCTTTAGATCTTAAACCGTCTTGGCTAGGTGACGTGTGGAACTTCTTCGGGATAAAAGTTAGGTGCTATCAGGCTTCAAAAGATCCAAACGACGTGGGTGATGACATGAATTGTTTTCTCTCAGCAGCCTACGCTTTTGTAGTCAGCCCGACTTATCAGTCAAAAAAGAATCTCAAATATTATTTGGTGAATCGTCCTAAGAGTGCTAGCTCCGATCCCGATAACGTCATGGGCGCTCTCGTCTGGTACAACCGTATTGAAGCAGGCGGCAATCCCGATATCGCAGAACTTTGGCGACCGATTGTTGAAGCATTAAGATCTAGAGTTTGCTAAGTAAAACATAGTAGGGGGTATCATGACTGTAAAGGCTTTAAGAGATTGGCTTGCTGATAAACCAGATGACGCGAAAGTGCGCGTTATGATTGAGAGTAAAGTGTGCCAGTATGATTTTCCGGCCACCGATGTCGCTATTTCTAAAAAGATGGACGGCTCAATTCCTAGTATCATTATCATGCATGAAAACGAAAAGAATGAATAACACTACTCTTTACTTTCTGAAGAAGATCATTCAAATTTTAGATGACGCCATAAATTCATTTAAGAAAGTGCAAACTGAAATAAAAACCGTGATCGAAAAAGAAGAGAAGAATGGCTAATATCACCGATGAGTTTGATGAGTTTCTTCAGAAGCAAAGACGAGAAGATGAATTTTCTCCGAAAGAACAGTTTCTAATTGAGCAGCTTGATATAGCGCTCACTTTTTTAAAGCAATCAAATGTTTTTTTAGAAACGTGGTACAAGGAAAGTCACGCGGGAACCGGCTATGGAGCTAAGGCATTGAAGGATAGAATTGATCTTTTTATTAGGAGTTTTGAAAGTGAAGAAAACAAAAAGCGTTCGCCCTAAGTTCAGTGAGAAATCAAACACCAACATAAAAATCTTAGCGGAGAAAACCGCTCAAGAATTACGAGGGCAAGAAGAAATGAAGGGCGTTGAGAATTTTATTCCAACAGCGGCCCCGATACCTGAACCGATTAAAGAACAAGAAAAGGACACCGTGATTAATGTCTCTCTACGCGAAGTTCCTAGCCTACATAACCCACCTCTATTCTCAGGTGGATTTTGGGACAGTGTTATGGCTCTATCTTTTGTCGGCGGTTTTATTAGTTTGGGCATTTGTATCGGATTGAGTCTATGAAACCATGTCAACATGCGAAAACTATAATTTGGGAGCCACATTTAGCTGGTGCTAGAAAGTGCACTGATTGCCATATGGTTTATAACCCAAATCACACGCCTTCTTGGTTTGTAGAAGGGCCTTCTGAATCAGAGCAAATAAAAATTCTCCAAGCACGTGTGGATAAACTCACTGAGGCTTTGGAAAAAATTAGTGCTGAAAATAAATCAGTTGGATCTTTCAGCGGTGATTTAGAACAAAACTATTGGCGACATCAAGAACTATTGAGTCGAGAAATAGCATGCAAAGCTTTGGATGAAGAGTGAAAGACTTTAACCTCAATGATCTTTTAAAAGAGAATGACCGTCTCTATAAAAAACTTGATCGGCACCGTGAACTAATTCAGCTTTACCGAACAGCTCTCAAAACTTTCGCTAGAAAATATCCTGAGCTTCAGAACATGAACGAAGCCGAAAAAGCCCTTGAAGAAGGTAAAAAACTAGAAAAGCTTTTGTGATCAAAGTTAACATGTTAAACCAAAATCGGTTGACTGAGTACCCTACCCGCGTGAAGTCTGACTACTCCGAAGATATCCAATTTTTTAAAGATTGTTTTCTTTATTTGATCGCTGCTACCATGGGCTGCGTTGACGCATATTTTATAATGAGAGGGGTTTACAAATGAAGGTGAAGAAATCAAAAACGAGAAGATCAGGTAACGGCTCAAAAATTAAAAGACCGAAACGAAAACCAAAAATGAGAAGATCCTCTAAATGAGTTTTGAATCAAAAGCGGGTGCAATTCTTGGGACCATCGTAAGTCTGATAAAAGCCAGTATCTTTGTCGGATTATTTATCTGTTTCTTAAAAGATGGATGGATCTTTGAGAGCCACGAAACTGCCTTTGAATACTTGGTTTTATTTTTACTCTTTGAAAACCAAGCTAAGTAACCTTCGGTCTACAGAATCCGCAGGAAGGGCATTTAAGCCAGAGCTTTTTTGTTGGATGGTCAACTAAGAAAGCTCCGCAATCGGGGCACGCGTAGTGAGTTAAGGACATAGGCCAAAACACTTTGACGCTACAAATAGAGCGCCGAGTCCTACTCCCACAGTAAACTCACCCACCACAAACGTAGGTGTTTGCCAGAATTGAAGTGGTGGGTGAGTTTCATTTAACAACACTTCATAAGCGTCAGTTCTATCTTTAAGATCAAGTTGGCATTTTTGACAAACCTTTTCGCGCTCGGCTAAAAAATGAAGCCCTGGAGGTGTAAGGCAAGTTTTTTGAGTTTTCTTAACTGACTCAGGGAGCTTTTTTTGTTGATTCGACTTGTCCCAATCCGTTTCCGGTAGTGGAACCGTCTGCTCCGTCAGGGGCATTATCGGTTTCAAGTTGTCCTGTAGGTCCCCCGCCATTGAGTATGGCGTCGTTAACAATGTCAGCATCAGAAGAATCAGCATATTTAGAATCAATAGCCTCATGGTTTTTCTCCAATTTTAATTCTAGTTGAGCATCAGCTTTCGCGTTATCGGCCTGCTCAACTTTTGTTTCTTCGTAGTTCCAAAGCATGACAGCTAAAGCGGGCGCTAGAGTTTCGATCAATTTTTGTAAGGCGTTTAAAAAAGCGTCCATTTATTCTTTCTTAGCTAAGGGTAGCTTGACCCGCAATGAAACAATAGTCAACAGGTGTACCTTGAGGCATCGGTGCGGGCGCGCTATTTCCAGTACGGCCCTCGAAGTAAATACCATTCACCAAGTAAGGAAGGCCCGCAGGCATGATCAGAGACCACGCTTTAAAGATTGGCATTGCAGCGCAAAGATAGCCTGCGCCAGCTGAAATTGTTAAATTTATAACGCCTGACGTGAAGAGAAATATAAAGTTCGGAGCTTGTTCGGGTGGAATCCCTTGAGCTAAATAAAGATAGTCGTTGTTCGCGGTATAGGTGCCTTCTTTGATAATAAAATTTGTGACGTTTTGAAGTAGAGGTGCAGTACTTAATTTAAAAGAAGTTTGAGTGCCTGGGTAAACAGGGGGTGTGACAGTCACCCCCATAACGAAATTTTGGATCTGCGCCGCTGTCAACATGGGCTTACGATGCAGTCGGAGTTTGACCACCGAGCTTGCCAGCAGTGATCATTATTTGGTGAAGGATACCATTACCTGCAAGACCAGGACTCACTAAAATTACGATATCAAGTAAAAAATAAACTGCTGAAGCAAGCACCACTAAGTTCGCTTTTACAAACCCGATAAACCCAACAGGTTGCACGGGCGGTGCCGAGATAACTGCTACAGGGCCTGAGGCTACTGGAGCAGCCACTTGAGCCAACGCAAGAAAACCAAAACAAACAATTGCTAAAATTAAAAGCCCTTGAAATTTTCTCATATTTCTCCTTTAGACAACGGTTAATACGAATGAATCAATACCTTCATTGTGAGCCATAAACTCGTCAAACGCCACTCGGGATTGGAGTATGTCACTCGTCCCGTCGCGAACTAGACCTAAGAGCACACATCCCGCGCTATCAGCATTAAAATTTCCAGAGTGAAATAGGATATTCGTATGACCTGGGACGTCTGTAATTTGAAAAGTTTCAAAGGGTTGGACCATTCCCTCTAGTTGATGCATGCCCCGTACGCAAGTGTAAGCACCTGCTGGGAGCTTTGGAACGTAAGCTAAAATTGGGTTTGATTCATCGAGGTAAGCATGCTCTAAAGTCTGGCAAAGGACTTTACCATTCTCGTCGAGAAGTAGGCCAAAAATGCCCGACACTAAGTAAGTGTCTCTTAGAAGTTTCATTTTTTATCTCGAATCAAAATTAATTCGTCAGAGATTTTTTTAACTTCCGTCTCAAGATGCCTGTTCTTCTCACTGACTACTGTTGTAATCTTGACCATCTTATCGGCTACACTTTCTAAAACTGTAACTTTTTCTTGGGTCTTTTCAAAAAGCCTGGTCATTTCGGTTACTTCTTTGGTGACTGATTTTGAAAGGTCATTTTGGCTATTAATAATTTTAAAAAGAAAGCTATTGATTCGATCGCTAAAGCGTGTGAAGTCGTTTCGCATCTCGATATTTTTATTTTTTAAATCTTCAATGGCTTCTAAAACGTGGTCTTTGATCCACTCTTTTAGAAGCCAGAAAACCAAACCCCACGCAAAAGCGCCCCCGCAAATACCGAGGGCGATTTTTAACCATTCAGGGAGTTCAAGATTTTCCATTTATCTCTTGTTATGCAACTCTATAAATTTCAAATTGTAGAGGCGAGAATCTTAAGTCGATATTGATTCCTGTTCCTCCACCACTAGCCTCGCATATAAAAACTTCAAAAGTCTGATTGCCGTTTGAGCCATAAGTAAAAAGCCCGTCTAAGGTCATCAATAGAGTGGCTGAGTTAGTATTACCGATGAAAAATTGTTCCAAAGATGTTGTCGTACCATCGTTTATTGCAGCCGTAGGGACATAAGTGATAATAGCAGAGGTTGAAATCCAAGCTTTTATTCTGACTAGATAAGTGCCTGCTAGAAGACCGTTAACAGTAAAAGTACAATGCTGTGCTGCTGTAGTTTGTATAACTCCAAAATCAGCCGGCCCCGCGACTGTAACTATTCTAGCAGGGGCAGTACCTAAAAAGGGATTACCGCAAGAAACTAAAGTTGACGAAGACGTTTGCCAAAAAGTTCCACTTGTTAAAGGCATATAAGCGGCACCAACTAGATAAGCGACTGGTGTCCAAACCGGTAAACCAGATTGAGGGATAAGCGCAGTACCGTTGGCTCCTATTGGAAGTCTTTTTGTGTTACCGTTTACATCACCATAAATTAAATCCCCTGATGCGGTCATGATTTCACCGCCGACTACTTTCCAGTTGGTGTTATCCCCCGCAGGCGGGTTGTTTAAATTAGTATCAACTCTCGACATGTAGATGACGCCGGAAACTTGTGCAAAACTTCCAGTATAATAAGTGGTACCTGCGTTCCACTCAGCAGTCCCAGCTTGCATGATGTAAGCTATTTGATAAGCATAGAGGTAGCAAAGCGCGTTCATATCTTCAATGGCTGGGCTGTTCCCGCCAAGCACCGCACTAAACCAGCCCTCTAAATAATTTGATAAAGATTGAATCACGTCGGGGTCAGTGGTGAAAAGGGGTGAAGCTGCTGCTAAACTCCCAAACTCTGCGATTTCTTGGAACCCAGATGTTGACCCGAAAATCTTTGCTGCTTTTCGTAATATCTTTGACATGCTAATACCCCTTTTTTAATTAAGTGCGTCTTTATAAGATAACCACGGTGAAGCCATACTGTAGCTTGCGTAGTTGTTAAACCCAGTCACATTAAAACCAGCAACTTCATAAGATCTGAATCCAAAAAGTGACGTAATATTTGGCGCAAAAATAACGCTACCGAGTTGAACAGCCATCGGTTTCGGTAAAGTCCCGCTTGTAACAAATATCTGAGCAAGTTGTTGACTACCAATATTTGAATTTAAAAAGTAACTCATTCTCATGTCTTTGTAATCAAACACCAAAACAGAGCCGTTAAAATACTGATGTAAAAAGTCTTGGATAGTTGCAAGAGAGCTACCCGAACTATTTTTAATAATCGTCATGCGAATAAATTGAAGAAAGTCGGCGTCGTTAAGTGTGATCGGAGTGCCGTTTAGCCCGTATCCGTTTCTAGTGACGTTTGCGTATTTACCGAGAACATCTAATTGAACACCTTGGGCAAGTGAGCCGCCCAGCATGTTGAAAGCGTTTTGCACTGATAGAGGTAATTGAACGTCAGTCTCAGTGACTATAGGTGTCGTCGTAACTCCACTCGTGGTTAGAGTGTTATTTGAAATTAAAAGTAAAGTGGCTACAGGTGGAACACCCACGAAACTCACCACTAGAGCGCCGCTCGCGATGCTGCCAGAAACGGTCACACTTCCTAAGCCGGTTAATAACTGAAGTGCTGTTTGAATGGTAGAAGCTGAATCATTCCAGTTGAGTGTTCCGGTTGTGAAGGCCCCGTAAGTTAATTTGAAAGTTCCGGCTGTTGGGACGGGCGAGAAAGAAATAGTCTGCTGCGTAGTCTGAGGCATCAGAACATTTTTCACAACAGCTTGTATGTTTGCGTAAGCTCTCGGTTGTCCGATATACTGGAGAATCAAAAGACCCGCGTAGTAATTAATTAATTCTTGGGTGGTCATACGCTCCTTATCAATTCACTGCCACTGCGGCAGTAGCAGAATTCCCCAAAACATCCACGACGGTTAACTGATCAGTAGATGGTGTCGTCCCAGCGGTATATAAACCTGTTGAAGTATTTATGGACCCACCTGAGTTGTTTATCGAAATAGAATAAGTCAAAGTGCCATACCCACCTAAGCCAGTAAATTGTTTTGTGCCGGAAGTTGCAACGGTCGCGGTTGAAGGAGACAAAATCATTGGCACTATAACTATGTTCGCGGCTTCGATTGTAAACTGATTTTTCTTTGAAGTTGGTGTCAATGTCGGTTCATAGTCTTCATCGTAAGAAAAAGTAATGGCAACAGAGCCGCCAGTCTGAAGACTGTTATTCGTAACGTAGATAATCCCGAGTGCTGAAGTGAGTAAGGACAGATCGATAGTTAAGATTTTACTAGAAATACTGCCCGTAACATTCGCGACACTAAGACCACTCACGGCCCTTATTTTTGTTTGAATTGTCCCGATAACGTCATTCCAGTTTATCGATGCGGAAAGATTCCCGTTATAACTAATCTTAAAAGATCCACTCGCCGCAACATCTGAAAGATTTAGAATTTGAGTTTTAGCTTCACTGAACCCAGCGTTTGTCACTAAACAGTTTGAATCTATATCCTGAACTTGAGTCGCGAGGTGGTTAATATCAACTTCCTGGTTAACTCCAGGAGTGAAACTTGTTACCAGCCCTGCCCTCACAGCAGCAATATTTGGGGCATTAACACCGTCAATGGAACTAGCTGTAAAAGTAATGAAGAGATTTTCAGGTACAACGAAATCCCACACCACTATGAAAGGACTTCCGTCTACTTGAGTTATAGTGAACGAAGTTTGGCCAAATAACCCACAGCCAGCGTTTCGTTTCGTGTAGATGGCATTCGCTATATCTGAGCTAGACGCAGTCCCGTCAATGATAACCCAAATTGAATGACCTGGGACCCCGTCACCGTTCGTAGAGCCAGTATTATTCTCATAGACAAAAGCTGAAATGACACCGTTTATGTTTTGAAGAGCAGCGAGAAGGCCAGCTAAATAACCTTGAGAAGCAAGCGAGACTGATTTTTGCCTTCTGACTTTTAGATTTGCGTCGCTTTCTTCATTTAGCCCTAATGTCGTATAAGTTGTCGGGTTATTAATTGAAGTTACTCCTAGAACTACAGTAACTGGCACCGTAATAGTGTTCGGCACCGTTAAGTTTGCCCCAGGTAAAGCGGCTTGAAAAGCGTAGGCTACAGTCCCAGGGCCTACACCTAATTGAGTAGTCTGAAGTTGCCAGTTATTTCCGGCGTTATCGGCGACGGTAAAGACTGGCTGAGCAGTTTGATCTAAGCCGTAAAGGTTCACTGACTGAGATAAAACTAAAGTGACGTTTGTTATGGTGAACGTGCCAGCTTGTCTTTGAATACCGTTAATCGCTACACGTTGATCGAGTACGACGCCTATCGCGTTATCAGGGTCAAACGAGTTATAGATTTGTACGAGTAAATCTTGAAGGTCGAGGTTCGCTTGAATGAAAATATTTATAAGTTGTCCGTCTGGAGAATCAGACGCTAAGTTAATATCAGCGCCATAAATTTGTTGAAGATCGGCGGTGTACTGAGCTAAAAGCTCGGCTTGTGTCGCAGTCGTTAATCCTGTAGGCCCAATCGCGTTTGGCATATTTGCTCCTTAAACTAGTCCACCTAAATCGTACGTAAAAGTATCTGCGGTAGTTGAGTACGTCGTCTGCGCTCTATATTGAATTGAAAAAAGCCTTGTCACTTCATCAAGCTGAACCCGAATCATAAGAATGCCCGTGACGTTTTGAGTATTCAAGATGACCGCAGAAATAGCAAGCTGAAGTGCAACTTGATTCTTAGCACCTAAAAGATTAAACCAGTCTATACCATCGGTTGTCGCAAAAAAGCAATCGCCGAGAAAAGACATAAGCCTTGTTCTGATACTCTGGGCAATCGCTTGGTTATTTCTTTTATAGTCATTTTGGCCTTTACCGAAAAGCCAATCTCCACTTGCATCAATCGCTCGCACTATCATTCGAGTAAAGCCCCCAATTGAGTTCCAATGTTCTGAAGCGCCGTTATTACAGCTGGATCTAAAGTGCTAGGATTTCCTACCACCGCAGGAGTTGTCGTTAAAGTCTCAAGTGTAGTTAAAAGATTTTGGAGCAGAGTGCCTAGCGTGTAAGTGTCATTGAATATTTTTATAAGGGATGCTCCGACACCTACACCCGCTGTACCATTACTTAGAAGTGCTCGAGTTCCGTCATAGTTTGCGATTAAAGAACCCATCGAATTAACACCCACCAAAGCGAAGCCGTCAGAGAGTGAGTGAAATCTAGCTATAGGCACCGCTCCGTTTGATGAGCCTTGGAACCAAGTATCAATCGCCCTATCATTGAAAAGTATTAAACAGTCATCACCTTTAGCTAGCGGAAAAGTAAGGTGTCCGTTCCCACCGCCCATGACTATGACGGGGCAATCGATCAAAACGGGGTAGTCGAGTAAGACCGGCCCGTAAAGACCAGTAGTCGCGTCTAACTGAAATTGAGTTTTCTTATAATTAATCGTGGCCGTTATGGTTTGTTTTGCTGAGTCAAAACTTTGGATTTTTGCAACGTGATGACAATTCGTGCTAAGCGCAATATCTTTTTTTAGAAGATCAAGTAAGTCCTTTAGAGATGGGTCTGTAGGCGCAAAATTAAAAGGAATACTAGGCGTCGTCATGAGATTGGCACCGTCTGTAAAGCCTCGGGTCCGTAGAACATACCGAGGGAAGTTATCGCATTTCCGCAAACAGCTTGAGAGATCATACCCCGATGTTTTACCGAAATGATTTTATAGAATCCATTAAAATTAGCGTCAGTTATACTTTGAAGTTGGATCTTCTGGCCCACGACTACGCGAGGCTCAAAGAGCATATCAAACGTCAAAAGGGTTTGTTCCCTTAGTGGTGTTCCGAGAAGCCCCGAAGAAGAGTTGATCAAATTAATACCAGCAGGAGTACACTCACTATTCCCTAAACAGTTTGCTTTACCGTTATCAATGAAAAAGCCGCCGTTGGTTAAATCTCTTAAGATATCCGCAGTGTTCCCGCTATAGGTATTCCCCCGCCCTATAACCCCAGGATAGTTTCCGATTGAACCAACAGCGACCCCAGGTAAAGACGACGCGAGATTTGTGATAATATCTTTTTGGGGGGTACCCGATTGAAACTGAGTATTTGTCTGAGCGTTAGCGAAAGCAAAACCACCATCAAAGCACTCGATTTGTGTGATCATATTTGTACCTTCTCGTACTGACCACGCCTGAGTAATATTTCCTTCAAAGACCGTAGGCAGATTGGTGTCATAACCTGCTTTAAAAGATATCGGCCTGAAATCATTCGTGTCAAAGACGTTGAATCTAATTTGGTTTCGGTTCAGTAAAGACAAGTTGTAAATACGGATTTGGCAGACGTTCGCTGACGTTAAAATATTTCTAGTGATATCAAATTCAACGGTGAAAGGCGGCTCTATCACTAGGGTGCCGCCGTTTTGAAGGCCAATATTCAGGATATAACTTCGGCCAAATTTACCCTGTGCCACTTAAAAACTCTGAGTATTGAGCCACTTCGGCTTGAGTGAGAAGATAAAGAGTGGATGCGCCCGAAGAGAAATCTTGCTGCTGACTAGGTTCACGATTATTAGTCGAGAAGCACGCAAGCCCGAAAGGTATTTGATTTTTAAATTGATTCAACATATTCGGGCTATTCGTAATTCTAAGCCCGTTCAATATGAAAGTTCCGTAAGTGAGATTCGTAATGAACCAACCAAACTGCATCGGGACAAAATAAACCAGCATGTTGAGCGAACTTCCATCTGGCAGAATTAAAGTTTGTTGCTGTAAAGGGTCACTTGTAATTTGTTGGATTATGTTCACGGTACCCCCGCTTGCTGGCTTAAACCTTGTCCGAGCCCGATGGATGCTGGGGGCGTTGAGGTGCCTAAGTTTGTCGGGCCCCCTGCTTGAAACGCTAAACGGCCCTGCTGATTAACGCCTATAGCGGGCACGATATTCGTGGACGCAAAACGCATTAATTTGAAACTGATTTCAAAGTCTGTGATCATTCTAGTTTCAGCGTCTTGAATCGCTCTCAGAGATCTTATCGCCATGTTTTGAAAAATTGCCCAAGGCGTTTGAACGGTGAAGAGAGTTCGATTAACCCAGTAACCATAGAACTGTTGAAACATAGTTTGTTGCTTATTCTGATTAGGTTCTAGTCCTATAGGGAAATTAAAGTTTCCACTGATAACGCTCTCACCTGTTCCGGCTTGGCCTGAAACTGAAGCCCACGCAGCAACAGCGGCGTGAGCAGCATTTTGCCCTATCTGATAAAGTTGAAACGCTTGGTTATAGGCAATGAGCGCAGTAGTCGATAGCGCAGGCGTGTAAGCCCCTACGATAGTCAACTTATCGGCGATGGTTTTCAGAGGCTGTAGAGCGGGTGGAGAAATATCGGTAAGCTCACCTATGAATCCGTGAGTCGTTACGACTTCGGGTCTTAGTGCTATCTGATCTTGAATCGCGGTATTATCTTCAACATAGTGATCGGTGATATCACTCTCTAAAGTGACGGTCTGCTCACCTTCGTAGTTGAACACTAAAGTAGGTGGCTGTTGAACGGGAGTGCCGTTTGTATTTGGTGGGTTCTGCGGTTGATATCCGATCGTCTGTTGAGGTGTCACCAAAACAAGGTTTGATAAGGCCCCCGCCGCAGTCGCAATAGGTGCTAATGAAGATAAGTTTGCCATTTCTTACGACCCCTGAGTTTGTGCAGCCATTTGGCGGTAAGAGTCTTGAATTGCTTTTTTAACTGAATCGCCCGTTTTCTTATGGTCTTTACCATCGTGCTGAAAGTTCAGGTTTTGATTTACGTTAACCGTTTGATTTTTTGTTGTCGAGGGTGGAAGTCCCGTAGGTGGTCCAGAAATTTTATCACCTACCCAGTCACTAAGCATCGTCACTGGATCTTTCTTTAAGCCCTTCCATTCTTTACCTTTCTCGTCTTTACCACCTGTGAGAGCCTGAGCCCCTTTAGTGATACCATCAAAGATCAGGCCCCATCCTTCAAACACTTTTCCAAACACCTGAAATATTTTTAACTTCTCAGCTAAAATGGTAAAAGAACTTATGAGTTTTAAGAGTGAAGTCGAAAGCTGATCAATATCTTTGATTATACTTAAGCCGTGCTTTGAAGTCATTCGCCCTATCGCCATCTCAAATTTTTCAGATAAATTTGACATCGCGACTTGAGTTTTGTTAAGGCCGCCGATTTCACCCTCGGAGTAGGTTGGAGCTTTCTTCAAAATCTCAGGCCTGAACACGTTCTTACGCATCGCAGCGATAGTGCCTTCAGAGAGCCCGAAAGATTTAAGAACCGTGTTCCCTACATCCGCAGGAACAGTTTTAGCGAATTTCTGAAGCTGTTCCATAACATAGAAGGTATCTCTGGCTTTCTTCGGGTCAAAGCCCACCTTATTTGCGAGTAGTCCTAAGCCCTCAGGCGCACCCTTGCCCATGAGCATATTTGTCATTCCAGTTTGAACGGCCTTTAAGGACCCTGTAAGCTCTTCGCTTGAAACTCCTGCCTGACGGGCGGCGAACTGCCATTGCTGCAGGGATTGGGTGGATAGGCCCGTTAAAGCGGCAAAATTTGATAGGCCTGTGCCCACCTTCGCTGAATTAGACATGAGACGTTCCAAAGCGTAGACGGCACCAACGATTGCCGCTTTCGCTTCGAGAGACATACTAGAAACTTCACCGAGGCCCTTTTTTACATTTGACAGAGCCCCGACGGTTTTCTCGCTACCTTTAATCCCTAAATTTATAAAAAGTTCTGCTATATTCACTTGTTCAACTCCATCCAAGATCTTTCGTAGTCATCACAAAAATCTTGATAATGAAAAGCTTGGATGACCGTGCGGGCATCAAGCTCTCTTGCCTCTTGGATCGACTTTACGTATCCAAGTTTGCAAAGCTTGAGGTAAATTAGCAGGTCATCGTTTTCAGCCTCTACGCGGGGGTGTTTTCTATCATCGCTAAAAGTGGGTGAAACTCTGCATAGAGGCTTTTCATAAAAGGGAGTATGTTCTCTTTCGCAACCGCCATGCACACGGTAACGTAATCTTCGCGTGCTTCAACAGGTTCAAAAGTATCTTTGTCAATTTTTAAATCACCGTTGCCGCGATTATATTGACAGCGTTTGAAACATTCCCATAGACAAGCCTCAACTTTTTTGCTTGAAAACCCGCTGCAAGCGAAATCTTTAAAGACGCTAGACATATCGGTTTTCGAGTCCACGTGAACACTTTTAAATTCTTCAAGCACCGCTTGATAGAGAGCCTTCGCATCTGCGAACGGGGCAACATTAATTTTCAAAACTGCCCCGCTCGGTAAAGTAATCTCTTTCATATTATGTCAATACCCTTGGTGCGTTAGAGAATTTCATCGTGTACATAGCGACCGATTGCTCAGTCTCACCTTCCACGTTTGTCTTTGCTTCGGGTATCTTAGTAAAGACCCCGCCGCTCATTATATAGGTATCTGACGTAATATTGCCGGAACCATCACCAATCTTTTTGATGAATTGACCTTGCATAAGCACCGTGCCCGCAAAGTTCGCTTGCTGTTGAGCTAAAAGATTATTTAAGAATTTATCGAAGCTAGATCCACGAATAACTCTGAATTTAACTTCGCACTGTTTACCGCTCTCGTTTAAACCGTAGATAGAATTTCCATTCTTTCCGGTCTTTACGTTTGCAATATCGTTTGGGAAGGTAAGCTCTATACAGTTACCGTCGGCTAGATCAGTCGCGACGGTATTGTTAATCGTCGCGGTATCGTCACCTGAGAGTGCTATTGTGCTCATGGTTTAATTTTCCTTTCAAGTTAAGCGTTAACGTACACGATGACCGAAGATTTCTGTATTGCGCCTGCTTCTTTAAAAGCGATTTGCACGAGTGGAGCTTTTCGGGCAGCCCTGTCAGTTTGGGATTGTTGCGAAATCGGTATCGAAAAAATGTAGTATCCACGTTGAGAAATATTCGCCAAGAAATCTTTTTGATTTCCGAAGGTGGTCGAACTATTCCACTGACCAGGCGCTCCGTATTGATTGGTGATACCTTGTTCACAAATATTTCTATAGGCACCTTTGAGCCCGTCAACACCTGATTCGGTCTGTGGGATCTTCGTTGAGCTTTCTGCTAAGTAGTTAAAGCCCGCAACTTGGAGAGCGCCAACAAACCATTGAAGATTATAAGCTTGATCGAAGAATTTATTTGCACCTGAACAGAATACTTTCGCGACACCTTGTAGAGACACGTAGGTATCAGCGCCCGCGAGAAGTGCTTCGTTCAAAATAGTTTGAGTCATAGTTGGATCAGGTTGAACACCGATCAGATCTTTTAGATGCATCGTTTGAGTGGTGTTACTTCCACTGAAGTCAGTTGATAAAGCCCGACCTGCGTAAGAAGCCATCATAACGATATCGTTTAAAGCAACTGAATCACCGTAGTAAAGACCGCGCATCTGAGTGAAGTCACCCGTTCTTAACATATCGATCATGCCACCTGACTGAATATCGGCCTCAGTGTGAGAGACGGCAAAACCAATCTTATTAAGCGGTTGAATGATGGCGGCTGCGGCAAGAAGATCCGTTTGACCAATTTCAGCGCAGGTTTGGTTAACCATGCAGCCGAAGTATTGAATAAGATCTTTTGTTCTCGTAACGGCTGCGCCCCAAGTTTCACCTGCGACGGATTGAGCGACGGTGATGGTGATACTTCCGTTAAGAGTGTTACTTGTGATGGTGGCTAAAGAAAGAAGCCCATAGACTCCTGCGAACTGAACTGTTAAAAGTTCACCCGCTATAGAACCAGTTACCAAAACTTCACTGAGCCCAGGCATAGCTTGAAGTTTTGCTTGTACCATAGCTGCGGTATCATTCCAGTTAATCGCTGCGGAAGCATGTCCACCATAATTAAATACGAAAGTTCCACTAGCAGGTGCAGCTGAGAATGTTAACGTTTGAGATTCAACCGTCAAAAGAATGACAGCTAAATACCCGCCACCGGCTAGAATGTTCGGCTGTTGAGAGAAGATAGCGTTTGCCATCGCGAAAGTTTTTGAGCTTGTTCCGAAGTCAACGCCTACTTGAGAAGGGTCAAGGTAAAGAGAATACCCTAAACTTCCAAAACTCATTGCGGGAATTTCATCGGTAAATACCGCGAGATTACTTGTATTATAGTCTCCAATACCTGCTTGAGCCGCTGAGACTGAGATGTTGATTACGTTTGTGAGTTCTAATTGCATTTATCTAATCCTCCAATTAAGGTTCTGTTGTAACAGCGACCGCCGAGAAGTCGTCATAGTACGGAACGGCTTTTGTTTTTACAAAGAAATACTGCAAAGCAACCGAGATGTTAAATCGGTAAGGTATCGCAGCCCCGTCTTGATTCGAGAGATTTACGAACTGAGACCCAGGTGGGAGCTTTCCGATATAAAAGCTATTTCCTTCTTGCTGCGACTGAGCGTAGTTACTTTCGAGAGCTAAAATAACTTCTTCTTTTCTATCCCTAGCTTCAGGTCCACGACTGATTATATCCACCTGCAAAAGCGCATACATATTCACGGATTGAATAGCGTCGCCGGTCGCTCCATTAAAACTATTGGTGTTAGCGAAAGGTTTACATGAAAGAACGGATACGGCGACGTAAAGACCGCTATCGGTGGGCTGCATTATTTTCTGGTCCCATAAATAGACACGACCGTTCGCGAGCCCTAATTCTTTCTGAATGATATCACAGAAAAGTAAAAGCGGAGTGCCGACCATGATTTGTGAAGAAGCGATGGCACCTAGAGAATCAACCACTTGAATAGTATCAAAGATTTGTTTTGGTGTATCGGTCACGGATAGGGGAGCAGTGTAAATGCCCGTTGAAGAATTGATCGTCCCGCCCGCGCCATTCGCTCTCACCGTGTAAACGTAAGGGGCAGTGCCACCAATCCCTAAGAATGAAGCCGTTAATCCTACACCTAAAGCCGTCTTAGTTTGAGTGAGAGATAAACTCATGAAGGCCCTGAACCCGTCCAGTCTTGCACGAGTTGATACTCGACAAAACCGTATAGAGCTTGATCTTTACGAGCCATCACTCTCGTTTGCTTTCCATTCCACATAACTACGTCGTCAACTTGTAAAGTGAGCACTGGGTCTGAGTGAAGCCATAACCACGTCCATGCTCTTTGACCTTCTGGCTTAAGCGCAAGTTGTCTATCGGTGAAAGGCTGTACGACTCCGCGAAAGTTAATCGGGTTTGAAGTTTCTGAAACTTGAAAGCCCTGAACAGTCTTTACTAACGGTTCAAAGACCATAGGTTGATAATAATCTTGTAAAGCACCGCTCACGTCCGGCACCGTTCCGGCTTTTGCAAAAAGTGGTTTGTTAGCAGCGTTGGCTATCGTGCTCATTTCACTTCACTCGTTATAGAATTTCTTAATTGTTGAGTATCAACTAGAATCTGGCCCGTATTGTTTTCATAGCCTGGGGTTTTCCAAGCAGGCCATTTTCCGTAACCCCCCGAAGAGAAAGCACCGAGTACAATATTTTCAGCGAGGCCCGTTATCTTCTCAAGCCAGATCTTTACCGAACCTGATCTTACGACTTCGGCTAAAGCTTCTTTATCAAGCGCCCCTGACTTCTCAATCTCGCCTTGAAGATGTTCAGTAATAGGCACTCTGAGAAATGACCTGACTGGAAGTTTATCAGTACCAAACTCATGAGCTGCGCCGACTGTTGCGTTGGTGACTGTATTTTTATTTCTATTTGTTTTTGACCCGAGTATTCCTACACGCGCTGTAGGCATTTCACCCTTGAGAGCTTTCAAGATACTTTCTAAACCCTTGATGTTAAATTCGAGAGTTTCACTCAAGGGTGAGTTCTCCCATAGACTGAAAACATTTGGCCACAAAGTTGAGGCCAAACGAGATTAAGATACTGAGCGCCGTAATTGGTTTTCATGTAAGCCATGAAGTCAGGGTTATCAATAACCCTCTGAGGTATCGTAAACGACTCCGAAACTGAGCCGACTGATTTAGAATTTTGAGCGAAATTCCATTGGCCGTTTAAACCTTGTGAGCTAGCACGAAGATTCAAAACTAGAAAGTGAGCGCCGAGGTATCCGTAAGCAATTTGGTATGACGTCTGATTATCCCACATGGCTTGATTTATTGTTATATCCACCAAGTTAAACGCATTGATAATATCCCCGTCTAAGACTGAAACGTTCGGGTCTGTCCCGTAAGGGAAGTCTCGAATAAACTGCTGCTTAAATTGGGCAATCGTTGGGGCTGTGTACATCACTATACCTTTTCAGTAAAAACGCCCGAGGGTAGTTTGTCCCTCGGGCGTTGGAATAAACCGCAAAAGGGCTTAGAATCCTGCGTAGTACAATTCTGCTGGACGATACGCTAAGACGCCCGTGAACTGGCCGTAACCGGCGTTCTGGAACATGAAATTATCCAGAGAGTTCGCGAGAGTGTTGGTGTAATCCAATGGAATGTCCATTCTTACAGATTCTTCATCGTAGTTCAAAAATACATACTGACAGCTTGCGGCTGCGGCGGGCAATGCGCCCCCTGCGTTTGCAGCGTCGGCGTATGCGAGAGGCAAAATCTTGAAATTCTTATTTCGGCAGATCAATTGGAAGGCTTCTTCCAAAAGTGCCAAAACTGATTTCATTGGAAATTGCGGTGAAGATTGAACTGCGAGACCGTTGTAATCCGACTCAGGGATAATGAAGTGAGTAGGATAGGCGGTGTAATTACAATTCACACGATAGTTTGCGATGGCTGCTTGTTGGAAAGCTGCGAGTTGGGTATAGGTCATGAGGCTCAGTTTTGTGCTGATCAAACCTGTGTCGAATTTAACACCGGCTTGGTTAAGCAAACCTAAACATTGACCGCCTGCACCGTTCTGCCCTTGAGCGCCTAGGAAAGAAATTCTTTGAATCCCTAAATCCCAGTTACGTTTACGGGTTTTTTCTTTTGCAGCGACTAAATCCCAGTTACCAGATTTTGCAGCTTGCTCAAGATCAAAAATACTCCAACCGCAATTCTTTGCCCAGTTGTTTACTTTGATGTTGAGAGCGTCAACGCCTGCGTCTCCAACGCTCATACGAGTATTACTTCCACCCGTGTTAATGATACCAGACTCGAACACGTCAGCGATATCAAATGAACGATAGGTTGTCAGGTTCGATGACCATGTTCCTTCACCGACTCGAATTGGCATATAGTCAGCGGGGGCAATTTCATAAAGCTTTTGCTCCGAGACTTTCTTTACGATGGTGGTAAGGGTAGTGATCGGAACTTCATAACCGAGAGCATTTCCGAATCTTTCGTTAACTAATTTTTGAGTCCAAGCGGCGTGATATCGTTCGTTTTTTGTAAGAACGATGGGTTTCCCCGCTGAGTTCAAGATGACTGGTTGTTTTACTTTTTTTAATCCCATGGTAATTTTCCCTTTTCCTTTCTAAGTTTTGATTAAGCTGTTGCGTATGCGATATTTTGCATCAACATAACGCGAATCATTCCAGCGGCAGCGGCCCCGTCGAAAGCCCAACCGATGAAGGTTGCAGTTGCTCCAGTAGCTTGAACACCACCGACGTAGGTGGGATCGATACAAACTTCGGCAAACTGAGTGATTGCGCCCGTTGCGAAAAGCCATACGACCGTTCCCCACATAGCAACTTCAAGATTTTGCCCAGCAACATACTGGATATCTTTGATGTTGAATGCTGCGAATCCGATGCAGTGATCAGACTTAACAGAACAGGGTGCGACTTTGGGAATACCACCGGAATTGTTCGCTACAATTTTAACAGCTTGTCCAGGGTAAATTTGGGTTGAAACAGAAACGTCAACTTGAGCAGCGATTAAGTTAGTAGGTCCAACTTTCATATCCACCAAACCGACTACGCTTTGTTGAGCGAATTGGTTTGGGCTCAGAGCTGGTTCGGTAAGAACAGTCAATTGACCTGATTGAGCGGTCACGTTTGAGTTTCCGGTATCGGTCGCAACAACTACATAGAAGTAGGTGTTATTTGCGAGCAAACCTGAGTCATTCAAAGTGAGAGCGGTTTGACCAGATAAAATATTTCCGGCCCCAGGAGTAAATCCCGTGGTTTGTGAACGGTACCATTGATAGGTATAAGGACCAGTTCCACCCGTTGCTACGGCACTGGCAAGAACTGCTGTACTTTGTCCTACTAATGTCTTTGATAATGCGCCTGCTGCGTAAGTCATTGTTTATTTTCCTTTCAGTTCAAAATTAAATTAATTGCCAGACCCGTAACGAGCTTTACCGCGTGCGACTTGATCTTGAGGTAAAGAAATTATAGCCTCTTCTTCATCCTGTGCATTCAAGTGAGCATTCTTCAATCGCAAAGCTTTTTCTTTGGCGTTTTTCATTTTCTCTTTATCTTCTTTTTTCTTTTTCTCTTCATCGTCTTCTTCGTTGGCCAAAGACTGGTCGCCACCGTGGTCACCTAGGTCATCAATGCCAGCTTCTACGATTTTGGCTTCATCGTCATTCTCAACGGCTGGATCTTTATCGTCGGCTTCATCGCCTTCGTTTTTCTTTGCTTCATATTCGGCCATCTTGTTAGAAAGTTCCATGTGTTTTTTCACAAGGTCGTTTACTGACATCTCGTCTTTTTCGCCCACTTTAACCATGTGATCACCGTTTGCGTAACCGTTCATGTTTAAGATGGTGTCGAAGTCAGTGATAACTTTGACGAGGGACATTTCTTTTTTACTCTTTGGAAGTTCGACCACCAAGCCGTCGAGGTCTATTGAGTTCTCAACTTTAGTACGTTTGAAAATATTCAATTTCATTTCTGGATCTCCTTTTTTGTCCTTTGAATTTGCAAGTCGTTTAAGTTCAACTGTTTTCTCGTCGTTATAAGCTTTGAATTGTTCCGAAGTCATAATGACTGATTCTTCGTAACGCGGGTTACGAACAATCGCTAAGTGTTCAAATTCTCCGTCTGTGACCTCTTTCTGATAGGCGACACCATTCCAAAGGCCGCCGTTCCCAAAAGTTTTTGGCACGTAAGCGTTTGAAAGTTTAAAGCCTCGGCGAATCGCAGTTAACCCTCGGTCACTGACTACGATAAACTTTGCCCAGGTCTTTCCGTCGGCTGCATTGAAAAAGCTTTCAATGACCCATCCGTCAGCTTCATTTCGTAAAGAATTTATATCGTCATCAACTTCTTCAACATGCTCAACGAAGATGGGACGGCCTGAAAAAGATGGACCCATTTTCCTAATTGTATTTTCATTGATAAATATTCTGAAAGGTTCGCCGCCTGGTTCTTCGTACTCGGCTACACCTGGGTAGAAATGCATTCCGTAAAAGACTTCACCCTTTGAGTTTTCAAGTTTCTCTTTTCTCGTCATTGAAAGAAACTCACGCTTGCAAAACCTGTTGAAGCGGTCCCACTGATAGCTTTAAGAGAAATTCTAGTGCCTGCTGGGATAACTTGGGTGAGGTTGAATTGAAAGCAACTGCTTATCGGGTTTAATAAAAGATCAACTTCAAAACCTGCGGCCCCGATTGCCATTTTTAAAAGAACAGCACTTGTATCGCAGACCACTATTTTTGTCGTAGGTATTGGTGTCGATGCTACGAAGGTGACGTAAGCGCTTGTCGTGACGTTGGTGCTTGCATATGCCAGTGAGGCGACGTTACTAGCGAAACTTGAAACAGAGAAGAGTAAAGACGTGATGAGCAGTAAAATCATTTTCATTTCGTAGTCTCCTTAAATCTTATGATCGGTCGCGCAGAGCATCTGCAATTATAATCTTCACCTGGGTTATTATGTCTTGCGGCTTCACCTGGCTCTGCGGTATTCGGTGGATCGTCCCACCTGTATATTGTGCCACGTTTTGAAGCGTCTGCAAGTGCCTTATGCCTCGGTCTTACGGGATGAGCTTTCGTGCCGGTAACTGCTTCCCATTTATATTCCATTACCCCAATTTTTTCATAACGAGTTTGCTTAAACTTCGCCATGAGTAACCCAGTCTCTTGTCTGGCTAAAAACTTCGCTTTACTACTTGAGACGCCATAAGAATCTTGAATCGTCTTTACTGCTGACTGATACCTATTCCCAGCAAATACCGACTTTTGCATATTACTTCGGAGTTCGGCAATCTCTTTTTGAGTCCAGTCCTTAATCCAAAGCTTCATATTGTTCTGCCATTCAGCTGCAATTCGGTCTCGCTGCTCCTGCGTAAGCCTTGGAGTCACCGTGATATTCTTCACCGATTGATGGAAATCCTTATCAACTTTCCAAAGGGCAGAAGAAAATTGTTTCTCAATTTTAAGCTTGTCGGCCAATTCTTCCGGCAAAATTTGCGCGAGTTTGAGGTCAATCGCTTTAAGTTTCTGCTGAAAACGAGATTCGCTAGCTGAAATCGCATGTCTAACTTCTAGAGGTAACGACGATTGTGGAAGTTTGAACGTCCCTGTTTTACGTTCCCACGAGGCCCCCAAAGCTTTTAACTCTTTCGAGATAGAAGCGTTGAACCGTCCTGAAAATGTTCCTCTATAAAATTGAATCCGTCCAGATTTAATTGCGTTAAGAAGTTCATCTGCGGAGTTGGTGAGAACATGAGAAGGCTCTCCTAGTTCTTTGAGAATAGGTAGGTATATCTCTGTCTTGAAGAGAGCTTTTATTTTTCGCTCAATCTCTTCGTAATCCGAAGTTGATTCTTTAATCGGCTGGAGCACTACGGTTTTTATTTGAGAAGATTTCACGTTCGACTCCACCAAATTGAAAGAGATAAAATTATTAAAATCAGCACGGCTAAAAGGTCTTGATGCTCTAAGGACATAGTTCTAAGTCGGCCTTTACTTGATCGAGTAATAAATCATCGTTATGTTCTTTACCTTTTCCGATGCCTGGGCAAAATTCCTTTTGAGGCTTTTTCATTTGCTCAGGCCAGAAGGGATAAGTTCGGCACTGAGTTGGCCTAGCTTCGTAGACTGAGCATTTACCATCTTTAAGAAACTGGCAAGACTTCTCGCCGTCTTTTAGGTACCATTGAATACTTTTCTTGTCAGTAAACCGAGTTGAGTCGAATACGCCTTGCTGCGCGAAGTCCGAAACTTTCTTTCCTAAGAAGGCTGCTAATTTATTTCGATCTTCTGAAGTGAGAAATACAAAACCGGCTTTACCGTCCCAGCCCGCTGAACAGCATTTTCCACCGCATGACTCTTGACACTTAAATTTCATTTCTGCTTATACCCCTTACATTTAGAACAGCGATTTACAATTACTGAACCGCGTATCACTCCTAGTTGCTTCAACGTCTTTGGATCTTTAATTAATTTTTGAATCCAATTGTGTTTGCAGACCTTTACGGTTTTAGCTTTCAATCGTATAGCGTGCATCTCGTCTCGAATCATATTCTTCTATAGCTCCACGTAAAGCCCGCGTCGTCATCCGACGGATTAAAAATAAAAGCTGATCTATCGTCCCAATGAGAAGAGTTTCTACAAACTTCGAGGGGCACCCAGTTTTGAAGTTGTTCAACATTTGGTGTGAGTCTGACTTTCTTAACTATTACGTCGGGGTAGCACTGAGCTACCCAGCTAGGCCCTGAATCGGGTCCGACAAAGATGCTGCATTTAGAAACGACGTTCGCTAAATCCCAAGGCGATTCAGTTTTGATAAATGGTGGCGGGTCAATTGAATATCGCCAATCACTGGGGTCGCCTACGAACCTGACGGTTGAGCCATATTTCTTTAAGACGTGCTCAACTACGTGATGAGGTAAAGACCCGTGACTCTTTCCTTTAACGTGAAGGATAACAGTCTTTCGATCAAAGAAAGGAAACTCTTCAAACTTATAAAGCCTAGGCCGATTCATTACGATTTTATACTCAAAGCTTCTCGAATGAGATTCGGCGTTTGTTAAATAGACGCTTCTCTCACCATGACTCAAAGGTTGCTTCGCGCAATGCTGCGCCCAAAGATCTACGGCCTGAACCTTTTGAACATTTCTAATAACGTAAGGGTTATGATCGAGGCACCAATGACTTGTCACATCTGCTAATTTCTCACCCGTATGGCGAAAGAAGTTTTCAGGCACAGAAGTAAACTGAACAGCGTCACCCATTCCGATTGAGGGGTTTATAACTATCCCTCTCATTGAATAGGGACAGCCACGAAAACAGTTAATAGGTTCACTCCGCGATAAGTGGTGATAACGCCTGTGAGAGTTGATTCAGTTAAAATTTGTTTGTGCGCACCATCTCCAGTCGCCATCGTATCAGCAGCTGCTAGAGCTAAAGCGAATTGGCCGCGATTTGTCGATTGATCAGCAATAGTATGCTGCCCGTTTGGGAATGTAATAGGCCCTACACTGTTCGGTCCTAAAATTTGAGTCTCTAAAGAAACGCCTGTAAGATCTACGGGATTGCCTTGATCGTCGGTGGCGAGAAGTTCTAGTGTGACAACATCGCCTTGAGTGTAATTAAGGGGTTGGCCGTTCTGACTGGTTAAGAGCATTTAGCTTCTCCATTTCTGATTTTACAAACTCTGAGTTTTCTTCAGTCTCAAAGAGTAAATACGGTTTGTCCATCTGATCACGATATTTTTTAGCGTCGGCCTCGCTGACCACTAGAGGCAGTTTGTCGAGGCAGCACGCTTTGAATTTCTTTTGGCTTAGACAAGGGCAGCTCATGTTTCTCGGCAGACTCCTGAGCGGGTTGTACGTGAACCCTGGGAGCGGTCTCCGCCATAGCCTGACCGTGGGTTTGGAGCGTTTCGGTTGGGATGATACCGCGCATTCGGTTGAGAGTGGCTTGTCGCTGAGCTTCGTATCCTGCTTCTCTTTCTTCTCTTGCTTTTCCATCGGCCTCATATTTCTCCAGTTTGTTATCAAGCGTTCTTATGGCTATACCTAGCGCTTGAGCAGTTTGAGTTTTATTACTTCTATAAAAACGGTAGGCTTGAAGAATGGTTTGCTTTTCCATCTCTTCAAGCGTGATACCTGGCACCCAGTTCATATTGAAATTCGGCACTAAGTTATTATTCATTGACGCCTTCTTTCTTCTCTGTTTAGTTTTTTAACTTCAGTAGTGCTCTTCAATCTCTCGTCAAGCATTTTAAGAACTTCAAGGCCCCAATACTCCGCAGCCGAATAAAGTGACGGAGCTATCTGAGGCATACTAAGCCTTTCGATATCGCCCTCAAGTCTGAAGTTGAACATCTCTGCCCCGTCATCTTCGATGACGAGTGTGACTTTTCTAGGCACTCCGTCTGCGTTCATTTCTTTACCTCATCCCATGCGCCTGCGTCTTTGCATTCTGTAACTTGAGCATCGATTAGTTTTGTCGATTTTACTGGCTTTACCGCATCATACTCATTACGAAACGCCTTACATTTATTTTTCATATTAGCAATATCTTCTAAATCTTGGCTCGCAGAACACCCAATTATACTTATAAGGATAATTAGCAGTATATACGTATAGGTATATTTCATGAGTCCATCCTTTCTTCTTGTAGGGCTGCTGTAGTTCTAGCACGCTGGTCGTCGCGAATACCTTTCCCGATCCACATATAAACTTCTTCAAGATGCATGAGGGCGATACCTTTAGCACGCTCAATATCGATATTTACTTGATCGGGATTTTTACCAATACCTTCGATAAACTCTTCAAGCGTTGTTACTATTTCTTTTGCGATGCTCTGCTCATCAGCTGCCTGCTTATCGTATTTAACGTAATCGAATCTACCGTTACTCATGTAAGTTGTCCCCCTTGTTTTTTATACCACCATGCTACAAATTGCCATTTCACTTCACCAAGTGCAGCTTTAGAGGCTTCTTTAGCTTTCTTCCAAAGATTCTCGTCAGCGCCTACGGGCTTTTCAAAAAACTCTGAACGCCTTGGATCTATCCACCCATCACCGCCATCAGCTGCGTAACTAGCTCTATCAAAAGCGCTTGAATTGAAAAATCGTTTCGCTTTCTCTACTGCTGTGAATGGAATTATTTTATTTTTAACTTTCGGTTTATTCTCAGGCTCTTCGTCTAAATGAACCCTACGAGTATCTTCGCGGTTTGCACCTGGGTCATCTATATCGCTTTGCTTCTCGGGATCTTTCAACCCGTCTTCAGCAGCTACGTCTAAGTCATCGGGATTTAGTCCATCTTCAGAAGTATCAAGCTGAATGTCGAAAAGATCGCCTTTATTACACGCGTCTCTAAATTCAGTGGTGGTCATTTCACCCGCAGCTTTAGCTTGAAGTACACGAGTAAACTTTTGAGTCTTTACCGTCTCAAGATCGGTAGCCGATAATTCTCTTAAAGGTTTAAACTCTAGTTCTAAGTCATCGGGTATCATTCCGAAAAGCTTTTGGCATTTGATTTCGCAAATACGAAGAAGGTCGTATTTTAGTTTGTTTCTTACTTCGGCCTCAACCATTGAGTTATAATTTTCCATCTCTTCGATAGAACTTGTACCCATTCCACCTGTTGAAACGGATTGACCAAAGAGTTTTAAAATTGGCATACGCATATCAGATGCTACTTGCATCCTGATACCTGCCATAGCCTCAGCTAAGCCAGCGAACGAAAGTTGCTTATGATCGAAATCATCTTCGCTATCCATAACGATAGCGTTCTGGTAATTCTTCTGCCAGTTCGCAAGCTGAACACGTTCCTTAACTTTATTAGTTCCGTTTGGTGAGAGAAGAGTGTTGACCATGTTTTTGATTTTATAAACGTCGAGTTTAAATTCATCTAGGACTTCAAAACCAAGATCTGTTGATTTTAAATACTGATTCATTGAGCGAACTAAAGCCTCAACAACTGATACGCCCCAACCTCGTAACCTCGGGCGAATGAAACTCGGTGACTCAATCCCTTTAAGTCTCATGACTCTCGACTTATGAACATTCTCAGAGTAATAACTATAAAACTCAAAATCTTGAGCTTGCATTTCTGGGTCATAACCTTCAGTGTTCTGTTTATCCCAAAAGAGTTCCCACATATCAACGGCTCTAAATTCAAGATCAGTGTCTTTACCAATTGACTTAAGATCAAGCGGAGTCTCGGGGTCTTGATCACCAACTAAAATGAGAATACCTGCGCCGCCGTAGAGTCTGTTCCATTTCGCTGCCCAGCCCGCCGTATTAATATCGTTATCGCGGTCAAGACTAATTTGTAATTGTTTAATCTGATCTTCATCAAGTTGTTTTGATTTTAACATCACGCCGCCACGAAGCCCGTCGTCAACCGGAACGGTGACGATAGTTTGAACGAGACCTATCTCAACAAATAGCTGAGAGAGAAGCTGCCTCATATTTGAAACCATATACCATCTTAAGTTTTCAAATAACGTGGTAGTCGATTCAACTTGCTGGAAAGTTGCACCGCCTGGAAAGCCCCCTTGCTGCCCGAAAGGTTGACCAAAGCCCACGGCGTCAGCGAATCCGTTTTGAGTCGCTGGCATTTTATTTTGAATCGGTGGAATAGGTGGTTCGATAACTACTTCGGGTCCTGAAAGTGTCGTAACTACTTTAGATTGTTTGTCTTTATACTTTGTTTTTCTACTCACATTAGTTTCCCTCTATAATACGTCAGCGAGTGACAACCCACCGCTGAGTTCGTTAAATGCGCCCGATAATACGTCTACGATGTCATCATGCGTGCCTTCGGGAAAGTTTTCAAGCTCCGTGAAAAACTCTTCGTTCCACGATGCTCTTAGCACTAAGACGTTACCCGCTTCGCACTGCGCCGAAACGGGTTTTGCTCTCGTAACTTTATCTTTAGAGTTCGGTGACGTATGAACGTCATAACCCGATAACATTCTTGTAAAGCTTTCAGCTTCTTTAACTCCTGCTGAACCTGGGTCCTGCTGACTCATGATCTTCACACCGTAAGAATCATGAGAAGCGCAAGCTTTAATTAAAGTTTCAACTTGCCCAGGAGTATCGCGAGTAGATTTTAAATCAACTACGCAAAATCTACCGTCGGCGTATTTATACATTTTAAGGCCACGTGTCCAGTCTGGATCTTTATTTGATTCATTAGGTTTTGTTGCGGCTCTATCCCAAAAGCGAATCGCTTGAATCCAACCCGACGGAACAGCATCAACGACGGTAAACCATTGACGTTGAAAGAGCATGCCCGCTGCTGCTCTGACGTTCCAATTTCCTTCTCGTAATCTCATACGAGTAACTCTGTCTTGAGCGAGAAGGTTTGCTAAATAACCTGGGTCTTTCTCCATTAAAATTTTATTATCTTCTAGCTTTGACGGGATAAACGTTACTGACTTCGGTTGAATCTCAGGACTGTTGCCGTAAATTTTAAAAATATCTTCTTTCTTATCTGCCCATATGAATTTGTCATCGATACGAATAAACCAGCGAAGTTTACCTGAGCGTTCAGAAATTGCAAAGCCATCAGGAGCTATCCACCAATCGATAAACTCTCTCACCCAAGAATCTGGGTCAGGGTTACAGGTTCCACGGATCTTCGGCTTTACTCCTGACGTGGACCGATTACGAGAGAGCATGTAGAAGAATTGTTTTAATGTGAAATGGGTTAGCTCATCGAATCCGATCCACGGTATTTGTGAACCTTGCCAATCAAAAACGTCTTTATCGTACTCAAGGTGCGCAAAGCCCATACTCATGCCGCTCGGAAACTGCCACGATAAAAATGACTCACGCGGCTTCGCTCCGAATAGTGAATAGAGTTTCATTGACTCATCCCAGAGCCCACCCTCATTCCTAACCTGAACTGAAGTACGACGGAATATTGTGCCGCCAAATAATCTATTTTCTTTATGGCGTAATGGATCTAAAAGAAGCCCGTAGGTTTTGCCCCCGCCCGCAGCGCCGCCATAGATAGCGATATCAGCGGTTGTCGCTAAGAATCTCGTTTGAGGTCCTACTTGCGGTTGTAGATTGATTTCTTCTTCTATCTTTAACTCACTCACGCTCAATCCAAATGTTGAAGGATTTACCGTTCCACTCAAATTTGTAATCAAGTAAACCAAACTTATAGATCTTTAAAGGCTCATCGTATTCGCATTCATAACTCTGATAGCAAAGAACGAGTTTAGGAAAAGGCCAGATTCTTTTTACAGTCACGATACCTTTATTCATCTTCGGCTTCACTTCCGTTAGCTGGCATAGTGAGAATCACTTTTGACGTTCCACCGATCGAACCTGATAGATGAAAATTCTCTTTTACTTTTCCGAGTAATCTATCCATGAGTGCGTTGAAAGCTGCGGCGTCGCCTTTGATCATAGCTTTGACCGCTAACCCCGCCACCATTGCTTGAAGCGTATTTGTCTCAGGATTCTTCATCAAAGCTTTTAGCTCGCCGATTTTACCCTTCGCGACTACGGCCCCGACTTCAATTAGTTCAGCTTCAGTCAGTGCTTTTATTTTTTTGATTTCAGGATTATGTAGCTTACCGCCGAGGGGATTTCCCGATTGACCCTTCTTAAATTGATTCTTCTTCGGTGGTATCTTAGGCATGTTTTACCCTGTTTTTTCCCTGCGGTACAGGGGATTGATGGAGCGCCGAGGTCGGACTCGAACCGCCTACTTCTCCATCGGAGATGGAGCGCATTGACTCTTCTGCTTCCGGCGCATTACGTTTAGGATAGGGTCTAGCGAGTGCCAAAATCTTTAATCTCATTTCTTCATCAAAGGTCTTTACGTATCTGTATTTACCAGTTTTAGAGCGTTTACGCAATGTTTTAATCTGGGGTCTTGATAACCGTTTATAGACATCGGTGACGTGTCGCCAATCACCATTGAAATAATATTCTAAAGTTGCAGCACTTCTTCCAGTGTAGACCCAGCCCCCCGCTTGGTAAATACCGCCGTGATGTCCTTGAAGTGGATCGGCGAATGATACGCAGATCCTAAGTCCAGGATTCGCCTTTTTTAGAAACTTCAAACTTATCGCAATTATCCGTGAGACTGGACTTTCATGCTGAGTAAGAGCAACCCG